ACGTTCATGGGGCAGTCAGCGCAGCGTGACGCTTGGCGCTGATCTTGCGGTACGTCTGACGCGGGGGTCTGTGTATCAGCAGACCAGCATGTCGGGCCCGATGGGTTCTCAGGGTCGTACGTCCCCGCGTAGTATGACCGCGAAATCTTAGCCGCATCCAAGATAACGACGTTCAAAGAGCCGCTGCTGTTGACGTTAACTTGCTCGCCACCAACTAGCTCACGGAAGCGTCCACCACGGAAGCTGATCCGGCGCATACCGCCACCACCTGCACCACCTGCCAAGTTATCAGCAGTTGATTGCAGTGATTTGAACAGGTCACTGTTCACAAGGCTGTTGCCTTTAAATAAGTCTAGTTCACTCATTGTGTGTTCTCCTTACACATCTTCGTCAGCATCGAAATTAAACTCGAGCTGATCTTCTTCTGGATTGTTTGATGTTACTACCACTGAGCCTACGGCCCCTGTGGCTGACACGACTTCTACGCCATGCTCTTCTCCCTCGCCGTCTCTCTCCATGCCAGTAAGCGCATCGGCTACAGCATCACGATTGAAGCGGTAAGTATTCCCAAGCCCGATATAAGTTGTTTCGGGGATGTGCCCCTGCCGAACCCATGAACGGATGGTCGATACTGACACGTGAAAGTACTGCGCCAGATTTTCAATAGTCACAAACGGACTTTTGTCTTTAGTCATTTTTTCCTCACTGAGATTGCATATTCAGAATCTACATTGAGTCCCGGAGGTAGTGTGTCGGGGTTCTCCTCGAGAAACTGTTTTAGGTTGGCTTGATTGAGGCGCTTGTCCAAGAACTCAGGCACTTCGTGGTCGAGGATGAACTTGTGCATCGACTCCCAATCGCTCGTCCAATACCGCTTCTTCACTGTGCGGTAGAACAAGCCTTCTCCTGTGCGAACACTTTCGACGTTTTGATCCTTGCAGTAGTCAAGCAAGGCGCGCTTCACTTTATCTTGTTGAGCCTTCAACGCATCGTCTTCTTCTTTAAACGCAGCTGAAATCTTCGCGCGCTTATCTCGTATTCTGATGTACGTACGCGTCAGTTTCTCAACAGGAATATTATCATTGCTCATGACGTTCTCCTTTAGTTAGACCTAACATCTACTACCAACCAGTGGGCTAGTCAAGTATTTGTTTGTATAAGTCGATAATTTGTGAGTGTACGTTAATTCTGTTGTTAAGCAATGCGTACACGTGTTTTTCTACAGCAGAACCTTGTAGCTGAATCACAGTACATGGATGCCGTTGTCCCGACCGGTGCACCCGCGCGTTTGCTTGCGCATATGTCTCAAGTGAGGAAGTAGGCCCCCACCATACAACAGTGTTCGCCGCGGTTAAAGTCACACCATGTGCTGCTGATTGAGGTTGGATCACCAATATCTTGGGGTCAGGCTGTTCTTGGAACCGTTTGAATATCTCTGTGCGCTTGGATGCGGGTACGTCGCCGCGAATCACTTCTGCGGTATATCCGTCTTTGCGCAGTCGTTGCACGAGGATGTCGATGGTGTGCTTGAACGGTACAAAGATTAGAACCTTTTGGCTGCTCTCGTCGATAGCTTCCCGCAACACGTTGTATCTGTTTTTGATGTCAAACTCTAACGTGCTTCCATCATCCGTATAGACTGCACCGGCGCTGATCTGCAGTAGCTTGTTCATAGCAATGGCTGCGTTGGATGCCGTCACCTCTTCCCCTGCCGCTTCCATGACAAGCCGGTTCTTCAGTTCGGTGTAATACTTCTTCTGTTGACGCGTTAACTCCACGGCACGCTTAACGTATGTCATCTCTGGCAGGTCGAGGCACTCTTCTTTAGTATACCTGATGGCGGGTTGTAGTGCGGCGTATACAGTCTGCGTGGCGTTCTCCTTGGGCATCCACTTGAACTGCGTTATCTTGCGCATGACTTGATCGCGGAACGAGCCAAAGAATCTCGGCACCCCAGTAGGGTTGACCAGCTTGGCGATACCATATGCGTCTAGTGGTGACTGTGCAGCGGGTGTCCCTGTCATCATCCAGAGCCATGTGTCTTCGTTGACCAGCCGGTTCAGGCACTTCCAACGCTTACTCTGTGCGTTCTTGTAGTGTGTTGCCTCGTCGATGATTATGAGATCGAACCCACCGTTGCGTATATCTTCCTCTACGATCTCCACACCGTCATAGTTAATCACTACAAAGTCAGCGCCACCGTTGATAATCTTCTTACGCTTAGCAGCAGCGCCGTGCGCCACGTCCACCGTGCGGTGCATCGCTACATCAAACAAGTCAGCACGCCACGCCGAATCCATAATGGATAGGGGGCAGACCACCAATGCGCGTCGTACCTTACCTTGCTTCATCAGGAAGTCCGCGGCCCAGATAGCNGACGCGGTCTTGCCCGTACCTTGCTCGTTGAAACAGAACGCTCTGCGGTTCAGGGTGAGGAACGAGGCTGTGGTAAGTTGGTGATCCATAGGCTTAAAGCGCCCCGGCCAGTCATATCGTTTTACGATGGGTGACGGTGCGTGGAGCCCCATACTCCGCAGGGTATGTACTTCGTCGATACCCCAATGCACAGCGACTTCATTATTCCCCGTAGCCTTGCTCTTTGGGATAGTTGTAAGGACACGGTTGGGATTGCGTAGCTTTAACAGCAACGCCTTATCGTTGATCGTCTTCATGTTCTCTCCTCGCAGCGGTTACCCGCGTGTTAGTGGTGCACTAACGTTTCTTGCCTTTGCTCAAGGCGCCACCTGCCGCACGGTTCTTCTTGCGACTCTGAATAGTGTATCCGTTCTTATTGGTGCCACCACGTGACAACGGCTTCTTGTGTGCGATGTCCTTGCCTTCACGCTTGTCGGCTACGCCGTTCTTGTTGGCATCTTTGCCTGTCTTATCTACTTTGCGTCTAGCCTTCTGGCGTTCCATGCGGTCTTCGTGTTCGCCGCGCTTCTTCTGCTGCTCGTACTCTTTCTTGTACGGACGAGGCTTCTTTGTGTATGGCATATCAGTTTGCTCCGTTGTGAGTGCATTCTTTAACCGGGCAGTGGCGCCGACATAGGCCGCTAGGCTTCGGGTTCCACACATCCACCTCGAATGCTTTTTTCATCATACCATGCTTTGAGAGCCATTTCTTCCACAATTCTTCTTTGTCAAAGGTGGTGTACTTGTCCTTGACCAAGTCGCCTGCGACTACGAACAGCAACCCTGCGCGTATTTTACTAATGTCGGGGAAGTGCGCGAATACAGTCAACGCCATTAACTCAAGTTGTCCTTTGTCAGCATACCGTGACGACTTGCCAGTTTTATAGTCAATCACCCATGCCATATCACCTAGTGTGTCGACGATAATTAGATCAGCGATCCCACGGAACCACACCTTATCCTTGTCAAAGAACCCGCAAGCCTCAAGGTTTTCAGTCAGCCCCATTTTACGCTCGACTAACTTAGTGCCACGCTTGGCGTTGAGGTTGTCCAGCATATTCTGTGCGAACGAGAACTTGGCAGGCAGCGGCACGTCCTTGCCGATGTAGTCCTCGGCAGCTTTATGGAAGGCGCTACCGTAGCGGATCGCTTCAGTCTCTTCGAATGGGTGCTCCTTCAACACAGTCACATGGTAGAACTGCTTAGGACAGGTCTCAAAGGCTTTTAGTTTACTGTAGGACCAAGGCGCTGCACTCATTCACATTCTCCATATGATTTGGCGGTGCCTGCTTCACAGTCGATGGGCAAACCCGTAGCCCATGTCGGTGTCCACCGCATTGCTTCCTCAACACATGCTACTGCCTCAGCGACTTCGGCGTCGGGTACACAGCATACGATTGAATCGTGTACAGTTAACACCACTTTGTATCTCTTGGCAATTCGTAACATCTGGTCACCAATGATGCACCGCGCGATGCCTTGGCACACGTTCTCCACTACTTTACCACCGTATATCTTTTTCTCTCCGGCACGGACTTTGTAGTAGTATTGCGGACCCTTCTCCTCCTCACGTGCAAAGAGGTCATGATAGAACATGGGCAATCCTGACGGGAGAATGATAGCCTTCTTCGTGGGGTCAACCGACAGCACCCCCGCTACGCCAAAGTCTAACCTATCACCCTGTGCCATGTATCGCAGCATATTCTGCGCGTTGCGCCATAGCTGGCTTATCTTCCAGTTCGCATCGCGGTAGATGTTTATTACCCTACGCGCTTCGCTCAGCTCCATATCAAACCCAAACGACTTCAGCTGTGCTTGGAACTTGAGCGCCCCCATACCGTAGCCTGCACCAAGGATTGTAGTCTTACCCACGAACCGTTGGTCTTTTGTCACCTCGTCCACAGGTACGCCGTAGATCGTAGATGCCATCTTCTTGTAGACATCCTCTTTGTTAGTGAACGCACTAACGAGGTCTTCTTGCTCTGCTAGCCACGCAAGTACGCGCGCTTCGATCTGTGCAGAATCCGCCTCGATCACAGTGTGGCCTTCTGGTGCGATGATCGCTTTCTTTAGCGACTTACCATTGGGTCCACGGCTTGGCAGGTTTTGCAGGTTGATCTTGTCATCCCCACCCCATCGACCAGTGTGCGCTGCGTAGTAACGGACCGGTACAGGTAGAAGCCCACGTTTAGATATATCTATAAATCTCTGAGTGCGTGTCTCTTCGAGGGTGGACTTCGTACCCATGCGCGCAGCGACAAGCGCTTGCACCCTGTCGTCCTCATGCTCTAGCAGCGCCTTAAACTCTTCGTCATTCTTGGCGAACGCAAACGTCTCCTTACCTGTGGTGGGGCTAACCTTCATCGGCGGAATTACGCCTAAACCAATCAGCATGTCTGCAAACTTGGGGTTCGACATCAGGTCTTTCTTATCAGTGATGCCTGCGTCGATCATCAACTGGTCCTTGCGGTCCTTGACGTTTTCGAGGTGCATCTCCAGCAGCCCAAGGTCCAAGTCCAATGTCGGCTCCGTGAACATACGCAGAGTCAGATCAATCAGCTTTAGTTCTTTGCGTGGAAACTTCTTCGCCATGATAGCAAACAGTTTGTACGTTAGGTCTACGTCGTTGATGCAATAGTCACCGTAGAGTGATAGGTCATGTGGGGAAAATTCTAGGCGCCGTTTGCCCAGCGCGCGGACTACTTCCGTTCCCTTAGCTCCAACACCGTATCGTTCAGCGACTTTTTTGAGGCTTGCGCTAGTCTCAACCCCATGAAGAGCACGGGCCATGTGCATAGTGTCAGCAAGAGCACGAGGGTGGATATCAAAACGCCAAGACAAGATAGCACCGTCAAACATAGTATTGTGGGCGAGTACCATACTGTTAGCCCAGTCAAACGTACTAAGGTAATCAGCGATCTGTTCTTGTGTCCCACTAGCCCACTCCGTCTCTCCGTTGTTTACTTTCACTGCGACGCCGATCACTTCGAAACGCGGGTCGCGTATGTATGCTTCTGTTGTCATCTTAGACAGTGAGTAGTCCTTGGCGTAGTAGGTCTCAAAGTCGACTGTTATCAGGTCCATTGTTGTTCTCCTTGTGCCACGGCGCTTTCGGCAGTGTTATTTTTGCTGGCGGTCTTTGACGCAGCGATGATATCTGCGCGTGCCTAATTCGTTGTGCGTCCGTCCATCGTTTATCCCGCGGTCGGTGCGCGTGTGCAGGTATGCGTTTGGTCATATGCACCTCATGTAGCGCTGGATAGTATGTAGGCTCTTCTTGGCCTGTCGATCACTTTGTGTTGACGCGTTATTAGCCACACATGCTACGCGGTACCCGTCATGAGTAAGGAAGTAGTGATCTCGTTTCTTAACCACGTCCCATTCAGTCGGTAGTTCTTTGATTGCATTGCGCAGTAGTGGGTGCACTTGTTTCGGTATATTCCGCATGGTCAAACCCCTCGTCTATTTGCCGTATACGTTCGTCGCAAATGTGCTTGATTTTCTCGTAATCTAGTCGGCGTTGCCCCGGCTTTTTACGCAGCACGCGCTTGATAATGTCTGCGTCCCATGGGTTTAATCGGTACTCTAACCAGATGTCCCACGGCTGTATGTTGCGCGTAGCATAATCACTCTCACCTACATTGTGTGTACGTGGTGACACGTTTTCTCTCCAGTCGGGGGACGATATACGGGCGATCAGCTGGTCGACAAATTTGACGCCCACCCCAGCTTCCTCTGCTATTTGGTGCGGACTTGCCTTGCGGTTGGCGAGTATATACGCCCATGTCCGTTCTTCTTCCTCGGTCATCCCTTTATCCTCTTCTTTGTTCTCTGCGCGACGTACTCGAAGTTACCCGGACCTATTCGTTTCTGCACGAGCGACACGTACCCCGCAGCGGCGGCGGCGGCGGCTTTATATTTATGCGCCCCTAGTGCGTAGACGCCACGGCAGTATATTATTTTGTCTCCGTATCGTGTCTGTTCCACCGCGGTATCAAATGCGGTTTGTTTAGACGAGTCTGAGATATCTAGCACTCGTGCCTCCAATTTAGAATTTTGGCTCATACTGTTCTCCACGTTCTTCTAATTCTCGATAACGTTTTAGTTCACCCATTAAGAACGTTAGCCGCGGGTCGTTAACACCATGATCCCAAATAATATCATCAACTTGCTGCTCTAGTTCTGCTACTTTACCTGTCACACTGACAAGACGCGGGTCATCGTTGTAGTTCATTGATCTTCCTTTTTGCGTACCAAATTCCAAACTTCCAAAACAACCGGTATGGTGACCACTTCGGCGTTAATGCGAGTGCGTGAGCGCAGTGTCCTTGCAGGGTTATGTATTCTCCTCGGGTTTTCATATGTTGAACCCTTCCTTTTGCCTATTGATTACGAACTTTCGCAGGTCTTCTTTAGCGTACCAATATCGGTTTTGAGCTGATGGGGACGCGTCCTTTTTTACGTGCGCTTCCATCCAGAAATCTACCTGCTGCCTGAGAAACCTAAGCTCTGCCTGCTGTGCGGGGGGTAACTCTTCCTTCACTCTTTTACCTTTCTCACCATGGCCGCATCTTTGGGCGTATTGAGGCACTTGCTTGGTCTGACTCTTCACAAGATATGTGAACATCTTTTTGGTTGTCGTAGATAACAAGCAACGCATCAGACCTAAGAACCTGCTCACACTTAGCGTAGTTCTCAAACCAAATCTCAGCCCGCATATCCATGTCTTGTAGCGGGTAGTAAATTAATAACGCGGTAAAAAACTCCATTACCACTTCTCCCCAAACACTTTGCGGAACACCTCGTCCAACATCTTATCCAGCTCACGATCACTCATCACGTTCCCCTCTCATCCACTTTATGTCCCTTAGTAATTCGGACTTTTCTCTAGTTAACGCTTCTAACTTCTGGGTTAACCTTGCGATCTCAGTGCGCTGAATAGCTATCTTGCTTTGCAGCTTTGAGTTTTCTTTATTATCCCAAGTATTTTTTGACATCTGCGATGTTATCCTCGTTAATTACCGTCGCGATCCCACCCGCGTCAGTGATAGCCTTTAAGTTCTTATTCTGCAGTGGTGTGGGTTTGTTCTTACCAGCTTTGCACTCAATGCCTATGAACATACCCTTGTAACACGCTACGATATCAGGCACTCCGCTGTGTCCGTACCCACCTGTCACGGGGTAGAAGTAATACGCACCCGCTTCTTTAAGTATCGCGACCACTTTCTTTTTTACTTTTGCTTCTGGTGTCATTGCCATCTGTCTCTCCTCGGTAACTGGTTTCATTATAATTGTGGTGGGGGCCGAAGCCCCTGTTAGTGACGCACTAACGAAATACCCAGTAGGTATCCCCGTTGATGCGCCTACCCACACCATTAACAAATTCGGTCGGCGGCTTACTGCTCATCATTGTGAGTACAGCCAACTTCTCCTGCATCCAGTCCGGTAACTTGTCCGTATTACCATAGTTACCATCTACTATCGCGTCAACACTTTCTAGGCCAATACATGCCACTGTGACGTATCCGGTATCAGAAGCTACGTGGACACGGTATACGTTGTCATCAGGTGGTATATGTTGTGTATCATCCACCCAATAGGCCCTACGGCTAGCGCATTGCCGCCACCCACTAGCTTCGATCAAGTCACGCCAGTACAAAAACTTGAGGTTACCTTGTGTCTCCAGCCACGTCTCTTCACCTAACCACATAGAATACATTCTCCGCTGCGCGTACGCCTACATCAGGGACATACTGTTCGACTGCACACATAGACAGCACAGCCATCTTACCTGCCAACTCTTCTGGCAGTGCTGTGTCGTCATACCGTGTTACCTCATCAGATATTTCAGAGCCCCACCCTTTGAGTTTGTTAGCCTCTACAACCTCGAACACCTGCTTACCCATACGCTCCGACACGATCACACAATACATGTCGAAGTCCCGCTTCTTGGCCTCGTACTCGTCGGCAGCAGCAAAGTATGCGCGTAGGTCAGTCTCGACGGACTTGTCCATGAACGTGTGCCCTGTATCCAGTAGTGTCCGTAGTTCGTTGGCGACAGCAGGTAACACCTGCCTGTACCCTGTGCCAAACAGCTTTCGGTATAGCTCGCTCTGCTCTGTGCGGGTGCCTTGTTCTACCTCTTTCGCGGCCTCTTTGGGTATGCGGCTCAGTGCTTTGGTCACCTCGACAGGTGAGTAACTACGTAGAAACTTCTTAGCGTTACGAAGTGCCACCGTGCGGTTGGTAGACATCTTCATGCGCGCCAAATCGCCACCGTTATACTTAGCGTTCTCGATAAACCGTGAGTGGACAACGTAAGAATCTATGCGCTTCTTGGAAGTGTATCGGAAGTCACCGAAGCCTACCCAACCCATCGGCAACACATCATGTGGCATGTATACCCACGAAGTACGTACGTCTCGTGGTGTAGTGCGAACGCCCCGTATTGTGTGCTCAAGGTCATAACAAAAGTCATCAAGGCCTATAGGCTGTCGTCCTCTGTATTCATTGTCGTCGTGGTTTTTGATTAGTTCTGATACACACATTATTTTCATTGCTCTTCTCCTTAATTAGTCATGAAGCCTAGTTGTTTGTTGATGAACGTGTTGTAGCGTGAGCGCACACGTTGCAGGTCTTCCTTGGTCTCGGCGGTCTTGGTGTAGTATTCGCGGTGGGGACCCCACATACCGTCGGTGCAGTCACCAGCAAACACAACCCACAGTGACAGGCGCATCGGGTGGTCCTCATCCGCTACGATTTTGCGTAGGTCCGCGAATTTCGGCTTCGGCAGTTCATACCCTTTGTGGTCTTCGGGTTTGAAATGTTCGTATAAGCCGGTTTTGTTTTGGATTCGATACTCACGGTCTTCCAACGGTAGCAGTGGTGACATAGTCATACCCCACTCGAAGAACGACTTGATCGCGTCTTTGTATTTCGCTTTGACCTCCTTCTTGACTGTTGGTGCCTTCATCTGCGTTATGTCCTGCCCTGTGCCCTCGACGTGATCCCAGCCACCGTGCTCGTTCTTACGGAACGTAACCGCAGAGTTGTCGTCTTGTGCCCTAACCCACGCCGTATGTCGCTTCTGCCAGTAGGGTGTTGCCGTGGTGTCCATGATCGCGTCGTAGATAGGTTTCGGCGCAGTGCGCACCTTGGCAATGTAGTGGTCTGTGCTTCCGTTCTGAATGAAGTGTTTGCCGTTGCGGT